AAAACTTTATATTTTTAGAACACGGAGCTAATAAAGTATTTTCCGAAACTTGTATTAACTATATGCAGAACTTATTACGACTACCTAGTCTTACTATAGGAACACAAACCGAAACTAATGTAAAAGAAATAAAAAATAATTTTGGATTAAAAAGTTTGTCTTTGCCTATGAGAGTTCCCGAACTATCTTTATTAGAAGAAAAGAAAACTGAAAAGTCTGGTATATTATTTACAGGTAGATGGGAGCCTCGTAAAAATCCTCAAGCATTTTGTGATGCTATTATTGAATTAGGATTACCTGCAAAAGTTTTAACAAATGCTAAGGGTAAAGAAAAATTTGAAAAATATTTTAAAGATGCTGGACACACAGATTACGACATAAGAGCGTCTATTATAGGTAAAGAAAAAATTGAATTTATACAAAGTGCTAAGTTAGCATATCATCCTGCTAAGTTAGAATCTTTTGGCTTTAGTGCTTTTGAAAGTTTACATTGCTGTCCTACTTATTGTTTAGAAGAATACAATTGGCACAAAAATTTTGAAGGTTTAGTTATACCTTTAAATAAAAAAGAAATAACAAAACGGTTAAATGAAGATTATTTTAAGGAAGATTTGTGTTATAATAAGAGATTAGAAAAACTTAATTTTATAGACTTAGAAACAAAAAGAATTTGGAAAGAGTTATCTGAACTTCCTAAAACAGGAATAAGCAATAAAGAAAATTCTTTAAGTAAAAGTTTAGAAGATGAAAGTATTTTAGTTATGGATTATTACTACGACATTCTAAAAAGAAAAGACGTAGCAATAGATGATGTGGGAACCGTGTATAAAAAATTAGATGACATAGAATTATATCACGAAGTTGAGAACACATATGTTAATAAAAAAGGAACGGCTTTTAACCCAGCAGTTAAAAAGTCTGAATCATTAGAGGGATTATTTGAATGAGTAGAAAAAATTATATAAAAATTAGTTTTCAGAAAGAAGGCATACATAAATATCCAGGTGCAAAAGATTTGGAAGGCGTAGAGTTTTTACAATATCCGCATAGGCATATATTTCATTTTTACGTAACATTACAAGTAGGACATTTAGATAGAGATGTAGAGTTTATTCTATTTAAAAGAGAGTTGGAAAGTTTATATACTAACGATACACTACAATTAGATTATAAGTCTTGTGAAATGATAGGCAATGAATTATTAGATTACATAGAAAAAAATTATCCTAATCGAGGTGCTAAAGTAGAAGTGTATGAGGATAATGAGAACGGAGGAATCGTAGTTAATGATTTATTTAGTTGATTTAGAATACGTTGAAACTCGGTATACTGCTGAGTGGAAAACATATTTTCCTGAGTATCTTAGAGTAAACGGATTAGACGTTACAGTAATTGAAGGCCCTGAGAATATAGCTGCCTGCACAACACCCGGTGCTTTCCTAAACTTCTCTGGAACTAATGTTTACAAGTCCGAACAAGTAAGAAAAATTGCAGAACTATTTACAGAAAACAAAATTAAAGACGGAGATAAATTTGTCTTTGCAGATGCATGGCATCCAGGTGTTATTAATATTAAATATATGGCAGAACTATTAGGAGTTAAGATAGAACTTCATGGACTGTGGCATGCTGGTAGCTATGACCCTGCAGACTTTTTAGGTAGACTTATAGGTGATGCACCCTGGGTTAGACATGCCGAACAAAGTTTCTTTGAATGTTTTGATACTAACTGGTTTGCTAGTGATTTTCATATAGAAATGTTTGTAAACAATTTATTAGATAATGATGATGGGTTTGATACTTTACCTCATCCTATGTTAGTAGAAAATTTACGAGGCGATAAAATACTTAGAACAGGTTGGCCCTTTGAATACTTAACTGAGAAGTTGGCAAACAATTATGTAAAAGAAGATATAATTTTATTTCCTCATAGAATGGCACCTGAAAAACAACCAGACATTTTTAAAAGTTTAGCACAACAACTTCCTGAATATGAATTTATATTTTGTCAGGACTTAAATTTAACTAAGCCCGAGTATCACGAACTATTAAAAAGAGCAAAGATGGTGTTTAGTGCGAATACACAAGAAACATTAGGCATAAGTTGTTATGAAATTTTAGCTGCCGGCGGTGTTCCGTTAGTTCCTAATAGATTATCCTATAAAGAAATGTATGATGATATGTTTAAATATCCTACACAATTTACAACAGGTTATAAGGACTATGTGATGCATCAGGATATGCTTATAAACAAAATTAAAACGTTGATGAATAACTTTACGGCACCTGAAATACAAAGTAAAATTATTGCTAACAAAAAATTCCTGGAAAAAGAATATTTTTCCGCTTATAAATTATTAGATAAACTTAGAGGTTAATTATGTATTATTCTACAAAAACTTACGGACACGAAAGAGGACTATCATGTGCTTTTAGACAACCACTTGCATCCCATTCTCATTGTTCTTTAATTCATGGCTATTCATTAGCATTTAGTTTTAAATTTGCATCTACTACTTTAGATGAAAAGAATTGGGTAGTAGACTTTGGTGGTCTAAAACAACTAAAAGAATGGTTAGAACATAACTTTGACCACTCAATAGCTGTTGCTAAAGATGACCCAGAAATGAAAACATTTTTGGCTTTAGAAGAAAAAGGTCTAGCAAGAGTTGTTGTTATGAATGGAGTAGGATGTGAAAAGTTTGCCGAGCACGCATTTTGGTTTGCAGATAAGTTAGTAAAAGAACTTACTAACAATAGATGTTGGGCAGTTTCTTGTGAAGTAAAAGAACACGGAGCTAACTCAGCAATCTTTGAAGGGTAAGCATGAAAGTTGCCCTAGTAACAGATACACATTTCGGTGCCAGGTCAGATAGCTTGGCATTTGATTCCTATTTTTCTAAGTTTTATACAGATACGTTTTTTCCTGAGATTGAAAAGCGAGGTATAAAAACTATTGTTCACTTAGGAGATGTATTTGATAGACGTAAATATATTAACTACAATACATTAAAATCCTGTAAGGAATATTTCTTTGATAAAGCTAGGGATATGGATTTAGATATTCATATGATTCCTGGCAACCACGATACTTATTTTAAAAATACAAATGATGTAAACTCACCAGAACTATTACTACAAGAATATAATAACATTACAATTTATCCTGAGGTCACAGAACTTATGTTAGATAGACGTAAGGTTTTGTTTATGCCTTGGATATGTGGTGAAAACTATCAACGTTCAATGGAAGCTGTTAAGGACACAGATGCAGAAGTTTGTTTCGGACACTTTGAATTTGCAGGGTTTATAATGTATAAGGGATTCGCAAACGAACATGGTATGGATGCTCAGGCTTTTAATAAATTTGATTTAGTTTGCTCTGGACATTTTCACCATAGACATAAAATAGGGAATGTAGCATACTTAGGCAACCCCTATGAAATGACTTGGTCAGATTTTGATGACCCAAGAGGATTTAACATATATGATACTGTAACAAATGAGTTGGAGTTTATAGAAAATCCTAATACATTGTTTAGAAAGTTTTATTATGATGATGAGAGTGTTCAGTTTAATGAATTGTTAGAAAACATAGACTATAAACAATTAGAAGGTAGAGCAATAAAATTAATTGTCGTTAAGAAAACAGACTTTAATAAGTTTGATAATTTTGTTGATAAACTTTATAGTGTCAATCCTTATGAATTAAAAATATTAGAAGACTTTTCAGAATTTGAGGATGATGCCGTAGGAGAAGAGGCAATTAATTTAGAAGATACAATGAGTCTTTTAAATGATTATGTAGATAATATTGAAACAGATGTAGATAAAGATAAATTAAAAACTATCTTACAGACACTATACATAGAATCCCAAAACACAGAATGAAACATTTAGTAACGTCTGGGTGTTCTTTCACCGAGACTAGAAGTAATATAGTAACGAGTTGGGCTAAACACTTAGCCAAAGAACTTGATTTAGAATTACATAATTACGCCTATAGTTCTATGGGCAATTCTCTTATCGCAAGACAAGCAATATATGGAGTAGAAAAACTATTAGAAACAAATAGTCCAGAGGATATACTTGTAGGAATCATGTGGTCAGGAGCAGACAGAGGCGATTACTTCGACCAGGATGTTAAACTAGGTGCTATGAATGGTATAGATTCTTGTTTAGAAAATCCTATAAGTTTTGTAGAAGAAAATAAAGGTAATTGGATAATACAAAATGCAGGCTGGAATCATCCTAGTTCTAACTTATGGTATAAACACTTTTGGAATCCACTAGGAGGATTAATAAATACTTTAGAGAAGGTAATGTGGACACAAAATTATCTAGACTCAAAGGGAGTTAAATATTTTATGTCTACTTACAGCAATAAAGCGTGTCCTTTAGATACAGATAATATAAATTTAAATTGGATGCGTAACTCATTAGACCTATCTAAGTTTTGTGATTTTGGTATGTATGAATGGTGTAGAGACCACGGTGAAGTAGGATTTACAAGGGAGTTTGAAGGCGATGTCGCACACCCTAATAGTAAACAACATTTGGAGTATACGAATAAGGTTATTATTCCTTATTTAAAACAATATGATTATATTTGAAAAACTTAGATATAAAAATTTTCTATCAACAGGTAATGCTTTTACTGAAATAGACTTTACAAGGTCACCAAGCACATTAGTTGTAGGAGATAACGGAGCAGGTAAGTCTACGTTTATCGATGCCCTATGTTATGGATTATTTAATAAGCCATTTAGGAATGTAAGTAAGCCACAGATGATGAATTCTATTAATGGTAAAGGACTGTTAGTAGAAATAGATTTTAAAGTCGGCAACAAAGAATATAGAGTTAGACGCGGAGCTCAGCCTAATATATTTGATATTACAGTTGACGGCGAAGTTATGGATTCTGAGGCAGCAGTTAGAGATACACAAAAATATTTAGAAGAATCTGTTCTTAAACTTAATTATAAATCATTTACACAAATTGTTGTCTTAGGTAGTGCTTCATTTACTCCCTTTATGCAATTACCTCAAGGTGCTCGTAGGGAAATAATAGAAGACATCTTAGACATACAAGTCTTTACAATAATGAATCAAGTCTTAAAAGAAAAATTAAATGTTCTGAAAGATGAGATACGTAATATTGAAACTGATATAGAAGTCTCTAAACAGAAAGCTACTATACAGAAACAATATGTTGAAACGCTAGAACATAATAAGCAACTTAAAATTAAGGAAATAGAGGAAAGTATTAATGAGACAGAGGCATCGCTCAAACAAATTGAAGAAAACAAAATTGAATCAGAGAAGGCAAAATCGAATCTGGGTTCTCCGCAAGAAAAAAGAAGAAAGCTTGAGCAGTTCAAAGACAAATTCCAACAACAAATAGAAAAAGCAAACAAAGAATTATCTTTCTATCACGATAACGATGACTGCCCTACTTGTAAGCAAGGCATCCCACATGATTTTAAAGAAGAAATAAAAGAAGAAAGAAAAACAAAAATCTTAGAACTAGAAAAGGCAACTACAGATTTAGATGACCAATTTAAAGAACTTGATTTATTGATTGAACAATACACAGAGTTAGACTCTAAGATTATTAATTTTAATAACGATATAATTACTAGTCAGAGATACATACAACGTTTACAGAGCGAATTAGGGGATGCTAAGGGCAACATAGCGAACATAGAAGACGAAAAAACAAAGTTAAAAGACTTAGCAAAAACAGTAACCGAACATAACTCTTTAAGGTCTAAAAAGAATGAGGAAAATCATTACTTAAATGTATGTTCTACATTATTAAAAGACACAGGTATTAAGACAAGAATTATTAAACAATATTTACCTGCTATAAACAAATTAGTTAATAAATATTTAGCTGCCATGGATTTCTTTGTTCAATTTACTTTGGATGAGAAGTTTAGTGAAACAATTAAATCTAGATTTAGAGATAAATTTACTTATGCCTCATTTAGTGAAGGTGAAAAACAAAGAATTGATTTAGCATTATTGTTTACATGGAGAACAATAGCTAAAATGAAAAATAGTGCTGCCACTAACTTACTAATTTTAGATGAAATATTTGACAGCAGTTTGGATAACAACGGAACAGATTATGTTATGACTCTACTAAATACAATTGGTGATGATGCAAATGTATTTGTTATCTCACATAAGGGGGACTTATTATTTGATAAGTTCAGGTCAGTTATTAAGTTTGAAAAGAAACAAAACTATTCGGTTATCGCTAAATGAGCCAATGGCACGGGGGCAAAGGTTCTAAAAGAAGGAACTCTAATGAAAAACTTTATGCCGATAATTGGGATAGAATATTTAATAAAGGAAAGAAAATGATAAAAATATATGGAAAAGAAAATTGTTCTTTTTGTGTTCAAGCAAAGGGATTGTGTGAACGAGAAGGTTTAGATTTTGAGTATGGAATGTTAGATGAAGACTATACCTTTGAGGAGTTTGCAGAAAAATTTCCTACAGCCAGAACTTTTCCACAAATTACAGTAGATGAAAAACCAATTGGAGGATTTACTGAACTAAAGGAAATGGTATTAGGCAATATGTCCTAGGGCATTTCAAGTTATAAATATATTATGGAAGACTTAAACTTAGATAATCTTCAGTTGATTGATTTCAACGAACCTCTTTTAAGAACCAAACCAAAAAAGTTTGATTTTGAAAAGTATGACGCACAAAAAATTTGTGATGCCTTATTTGAAAAACAAAAAGAATTTGGAGGCATAGGACTTTCTGCTAATCAAGTTGGATTAGATATGAAAGTATTTGTTATGGGAGATGGAGAGGCATTAAAAAGATACATTATTAATCCAGAACTAATAGATTGTTCTAAGGAAACTAATGTAGCAAAGGAAGGATGTTTAAGTTTACCTGGCATATTTTTAAACATCACAAGGCCTGCAGAAGCAACATTTAAATATCAAGATGTTGAAGGCAAAGAATGTATAGAAAAATATGTAGACTTAGCAGCTAGAGTTGCATTGCATGAGTATGACCATATGCTAGGTTACAATTATACAATGAGAGCTTCAAGACTTAAATTGGAAAGAGCTCTAAAAGCATATAATAAAAAGGCAAAAGCAAACAAAAGACTTGTTGAGCAAGTTACTAAACTCCCACCAGAAGTTTTAGAAATGCTGGCACAACAGGAACAACAGGAACACCAGGAGCAATCAAATGGCTGAGGATTTTGATTTCGGATTTACTATTGTTGATGAGGAACCAGCAGGAGCACCTGTTCAACAGGTTACTGATGATAGTAGTTCAAAAGAAATATTAGAAAAATTATATGATTTAGAAAACAGAATTTTGTCTGCAGATAATTCTGGTTTAATTAATGAGCATCGAGCTTTAGTAGAGCAAGATGTAGCTTTAAAATTAAGGGAAGTCGAAGATTTGATTTTACCGCTTTTAATTAATTTAAAAAAGGACCCTGAAAAGGAAATGATACATTGGCCAAATAGAACGGTCATTATTGATAAACAAATTGAAAAAATTAAGGCAGTAACAAGATATTATGAACGACTCAACTAACTTTAAACCTAGACAAGGTTACGTAGAACAGGGCGTAGCAACAATACATCATTTTTATATATCAGGACCAATTGAAACTCCTGACAAATATATAGAATGGTTTCAAATTATGAGACAGGCAGGACAAATGGATGCTATCTATTTGCATTTGAATAGTGGGGGCGGAAATGCTTTTACCACAGTTCAATTTATGAGAGCCTTAAATGAAACTAATGCAAGAGTAATTACATCAGCAGAAGGATTAGTTGCATCGGCAGCTACTATGTTATTTTTATGTGGAGACCAATGTGAAGTGTCTGACCATTCAGCATTTATGTTTCATACCTTTTCTAGTGCATCATTTGGTAAACAACATGAGATGCAGGCACAAGTTTTACTAGAAAAAAATTGGGGAACAAAATTAATTAATCAAGTTTATAAAAACTTTCTAACAGAAGTAGAAATAGAAAAACTTATAGATGGTAAAGATTTCTGGATGGAGTCTGATGAGGTTATTAAAAGACTTAATAAAAGAAAAGAATTAGAAGAGCAGGAAAAAGCATCAAAACCTGCAACAAAACGTAGGACAAGAAAAAAGAAAAATGTATGAGTATAGAGTAAATATTGTTAAGGTAGTTGACGGCGATACCGTTGATGTAGATATCGACTTAGGGTTTGGCGTTTGGCTTAGAAAACAAAGAGTAAGACTTTACGGAATTGATACTCCAGAAAGTAGAACAAGAGATTTAGAAGAAAAGAAATATGGTCTTATGGCTAAAAACTTTTTAAAGGATAGACTTTCAGAAGGGGCAGTTCTAAAAACAAGATTAGATAGTAAAGGAAAGTTTGGAAGAATCCTAGGCGAATTTATTGTAAAGGAAAACGAAGGTCATCCTAAGTTTGAAGTTGACGTTAATGTAAATAAAGAAATGGTTATGAAACATCATGCGGTTGAATACTTTGGACAAAGTAAAGATGCGATAGCCGAGGAACATCTAAAAAATAGGCAATTCTTTTCAGAAAGTGCTTGACAATTATTAAGTTTCTTTGTATCATATACACATGAAACAAAATAAAAACACATTAGCAAAACTATTAGCATCAGAAAATGTAACAGTTGAACACAGAAAAACATCAACTGCTTACTTTGAATTAAACACTAGAACAATAGTTCTTCCAGTTTGGAAGGAAATGTCAAATGACCTATATGATATGTTCTTAGGTCACGAAGTTGGTCACGCTTTATTCACTCCTGAAAAAGGTTGGCATACAAATCAAGATTACGGCAAAAACTTTAAAACATATCTTAATGTTGTTGAAGATGCTCGTATTGAAAGAAAGGTCAAAAATAAATTCCCGGGTATTGTTAAAAACTTTTATAAAGGGTATCAGGAATTATTTGATAAAGACTTCTTTGGTGTTAAAGACAGAGATGTTAATGCACTCCCACTAATCGATAGAATTAATCTACATTACAAAGTAGGTTCAATGCTAGCTATTCAATTCACAGATGAGGAAAAAGAATTCCTAAATAGGATTGATGTTGTAGAAACTTGGGACGAAGTTGTTAATGTATGTAAAGATTTATTTGATAGAGCTTCAAATGATGAGGGCGAACAGGAAGCATTAGAAAAAATAATTCAACAAACAATGAAACAACCTGAAGAACAGGACAAAGAAGAGGAAGAAGAAAATCCAGACTTCGATGATTACTTTACTAGCATACCTGAAGATGAAGATGAAGAAGACGAGGAAGAGGATAACGGTAGTGGGCAATCACAAGATTCAGATGAGGAACAAGAAGAGCAGGAAGAACAAGACGAATCATATCCTACATCCGGTGGTGGTATGCAAGGCGGAGAAGAAGAGCCTGTTTCAATTACCGACCAAAACTTTAGAAATAATGAAGATAAAATTATTGATAAAGACGCACTTCCTCCGAAGTATGTAACAATGCCAACAAAATTAGATTTAGATTATTTTGTAACTTCAATTAACGAGCTTTTAGATACAAAATGGAGCTCTAATATGTTCGTAAGAATAGATGAGTCGTTGGCAGAACATATTGTTCCTATAGAAAAAGCAAAACAAATTTTATTCAAAAGATTCGAAAACAAAAACAAGGCATATATTTCAGCACTTGTTCAACAATTTGAACTTAGAAGACAGGCATCACAATTAAAGAAAGCTAGAACTTCTAAAACAGGCGAGTTAGATGTTGATAAACTTTGGGCTACAAGATTAACTGAAGATGTATTTCTTTCAAACACAATTATTCCTAAAGGCAAAAATCATGGTATGGTTTTTATAATTGACTTTTCAGGTTCTATGCAAAATGATATAGCAGCGACCTTAGAACAAGTTTTAATACAAGCACAATTTTGTAAGAAAGTAGGCATACCATTTGATGTTTATTCATTTACTACAGGCCAAAGCAGAAGATACCGAGATGAAAATGAGGAATTTTCATATGAAAAACATTTAAGACTCTTGGAAGAGGCACAGGGCGGTAGAAAATTAAATCAATTAATGATTAGAGAAGATGATATAAAAATTAATCATTTACTTAGCTCAAACTTAAATCAAGGAAAATATAATGAGATGTTCAAAACATTATTAATGGTAGGAGCATCATATAGCAACCATGATAGTTATTATGAGCATAGATATAATCCTAGAGTTACAGAGTTATGTTGTAATGGTTATGACTTACCTACACAATTTAGACTAGGCGGAACACCCCTAGTTGAGACTATGGTCATTGCTACTGAACTTGTTAGAAAGTTTAGGCAACAACACAAGGTCGAAGTAATGAACACAATACTGCTAACCGACGGAGGTCCTACAAGCGAATTAAGAGTAGAATGTGGTAAAGATAAATATTTTGATAGCAGAAATTATAATGGATTTGCGATACAGAAAAAAGGCAAAACTATTATTCACAAGGGTGAGAAATATTATACTAGAGATAAAGCTATTCAATATGAGTTAGTTAAGAAATGGTTTAAACAAGAAACTGATTCTAGACTTATCAACTTTCACATAGGCAGGTTTGGTAAGTATGATGTTGAAAGAGAGTTTACTGAAAAGTATGGCTGGAGCAAAGGCGAAAAAGAATTTCAGGTAGCTTGGAAAAAGGACTGGTTAAGAAATGGTTTTGTTGAACTAACAGACTTTGAACAATATGATAGTAAGTTCATAATTAAAAATGGTAAGAACATTCAAGTTAGTGAAGATGAATTAGAAGTTAAGTCCAACAAGAAAGGTGATTTGTTAAGAGGATTTAAAAAGTTCCAAGGCAACAAAAACAAAACAAGAGTTTTTGTAAATAGATTTATAGAAAAAGTTGCATAAAATGCTTGACATTTTTTGCATTTGACTGTATCATATGTGGTATAGTTAATAAAAAAGAGAGGTAAATATATTATGAACTATGATAAAGAAACATTTTTAAACGCATTAGCAGAAACATTTCCAAATGTTGCTAGCGTTCAAAGAGCAGATGTCATTAAGGTGATTGAGGAAAACGGATTGAGATATCCACACTGGTTTTTTAAAGAAAACAAAGTAGGCTATAATCAATATTCTATTAACCCAGCACTCCATGTTGTTAGTAAAGTTGAGCAACCAGTTCAACAACCAATTGCAACTATTGAGTCAGACCCAAAGGTCGTAACACAGGCAAAACTAGAAGTGGAAGTAGATAATTTAATTCCAACAAAAGACGAGACGTTCGTCCCATTTGGATTCTTTAAAGACCTAAATAAAATTATCCAATCCGGAATGTTTTATCCTACATTTATTTCTGGATTGTCAGGTAATGGTAAAACAACAATGGTCGAGCAGGCGTGTGCGAAGTTAGGCAAAGAAGCACTTAGGGTAAACATCAGCATTGAAACAGATGAAGATGATTTGATTGGTGGCAATACACTTGTTGATGGCAACGTTGTTTATAGAGAAGGCCCTGTATTAACAGCAATGAAAAGAGGCGCAATCTTAATATTAGATGAGATTGATAGAGGCTCTAACAAGTTGATGTGCTTACAGGCTATACTAGAAGGCAAGCCTTACTTTAATAAAAAGACAGGCGAAGTTGTGCATCCAGCACATGGCTTCAACGTAATAGCAACCGCGAATACAAAAGGACGTGGTTCAGAAGATGGCAAGTTTATGTCAGCACAAATGTTAGACGAAGCATTTCTAGAAAGGTTTGCAATAACGGTCGAACAGGAATACCCTACTCCGGCAAATGAGAAGAAAATCATACTAAATAAAATGGCAAAGGCAAATGTTGAAGATGTTGAGTTTGCAGAAAACTTAGTAACATGGGCTGAAGTAATTCGTAAGACATTTTATGAAGGTGCAATTGACGAGTTAATCTCAACACGTAGACTAGAGCATATTGTAAATGCTTATGCCATGTTTAATGACAGAGTAAAGGCTATTGAACTTTGTGTAAACAGATTTGATGAGGACACAAAGTCAGCATTTATTGAACTCTACAATAAAGTAGATGCAAAAGTAGATTTAACTGAGGAAAGTGATGTTCAAGAAGAACAATATTAATTATAAATATAATGAGGGTGAAACCCTCAAAGAAATAAAGGAGTATGTGGACAACACATACTCCCAGCATTATAGTCAAAATAAATTTCAGGCAACTGAATTTATTATTGATAGTGGACATGGTGATGGATTCTTAATTGGAAACATTATGAAGTATGCCCAACGTTATGGAAAAAAGGATGGGTTTAATAGAGCTGATTTATTAAAAGTAATACATTATGGAATGATTTCTCTATATCACCATGATTATAAATATAGAAACAAAAACTAATTTTAGGAGACTTAAATGTCAGTAGTTAAAAGATATATTATTAACAGAACAGAGTTAGGCACAGCTTTTCCTAGTTATAGTAATTCTGATTTTTCAACTTTTAGAAGCACATGGTTAGCAGACAATTTGGTTCAAGCTACCGAGGAGTTTTCTGAAGATGGATTAACTCAAACAGTTACTTTAATTTTTGAAGACCAAGCACAATTAGATGCTTTCAATACCGCTTGTGCAGACAAGGCAACAGAATTAGGTATTACACCAGGTCAAGATGTTAAATCTTTAATCGAAGCTGATTCTGCTCTTTCAGCAACAAAAGAAATCATAACATAATAAATTTCTTTAATTTGGGGAGTTAAACTCCCCATTATATCATGTATCATTACGTTCAAAATTTAGTAGCACTAATCCTATCTCAAGGACCCCAACCATATTTCTTTATATCAGGAGGTGCCCTTAAGGATTCCTATCTAGGTGTTAAACCATTAGACTTTGATATGTTTTCACCTGAACCTGAAAAACTTTTACCCACATTACAAGAAGTCTTTGGAAACGAAAAAGATGTTTCCGATTCGGTTGTTATCGACGAAACAGATTCGTGGTCGAATACTAACTTTTGGTTTTTCACATGGGGCGATGCAGTAATTTCATTATCAAAGAAACCATGTTCACATCCACATGATTGGTGGGCAATTACAGATTATGTAGATTGTATGTCAGCATATGATAGTAATAAAGAACTTCATAAGCACGAACTGTTTGAACACGTAGTGGACAATAAAATAATAAAGTTTACAGGTATTACTACTCATATGGATATTGCAATCATTAGATGTATGCATAGGTTAAGTCAGGGGTGGACATTAACTTCTGAGGAAGCACAAAAGTTTTTCACAGACGACCAAGCCATATGGCAAACAACAAAACTTGAACATAAAAATTTAAACAAACGAAGAGAGAAATATCTTGAAATTATTAACAGCCGTTCTTAGTTCTGAGGATTTAGAAAAAACTAAACGTTGCCTAACAACTGTAGGTGATGATGCAGTTTTAATTATTAATACTCTTAACAAAGACTATGTTCAAGAAGTATTAAATGCTAAGTTGGACATTTCCCAATTTGCAATTACTCTTTCAAACGGAACTCCCGGCTTAGGTAAACAATCAGTTCTCGATTACTTTTTGAAAACAAGTTACACCCATCTTACTTTTATAGATTCGGACGACTACTATATGCCGGGTGGCATAGAAAGAATTAAAGAACATTTAGAAGACTTTGATTATGTAGGTTGTTTAACAGATGTTTACACCCCACAACGTAAACTATTATCCATGCTGGAGTGGCAGTTTCCTAAAACACTAAGAAAGGAATTTGCTACGGATAAAGATAAGTTTAAAACATTTTACAAAACAATGAGAGATATAGCTCAAGCGTATTCCCATGAAACCATAGTCCAAAGGATTGTAGGACTTTCTAAGAAGGGCGCTAGAGCATTTAAATTTTCCGACAAGTTAATGGGACTAGATGATGTTCAGGCACAAGTAAACCTAGCCTTAGAGTGTTCTAAGGGTAATATAAAAGGCAAGATAGTATAC